GAGGTTCTTCCCCATACTTAATCCATTCTTCCTTAAACACGTTGCTTCCAGCATTGGTGAAACTAGCCATGTATTCTTGCTTAAAAGCAAAGGTAGACAAGGTTTTCTTGGCAGACTCAATCTCAGTAGGGTCAATCAGGGGGTTGTCTTTGGTGGTGAAGTGCCAAGATTTCCAGTCTTTGTCTAAATCTTCTTGGCCTAATTTATACAAGTCATAAAACCAATTTCTTCCCTTTGGCGTTCCTATAAACATTGCTCTGCCTTTTTTATCAGAGAGCGATGCTCGAATAACCTGTTCCCAAGTCTCAGGCTTTATGTCTGCAACTTCGTCTAGTACTGCATAAGTTAAAGATACACCACGCAAGGTATCTGGGCGGTCTGCGCCACGGACGTAAATGGTTGCCCCGTTGATCGTTGTGATGTCCTGATTATTGATATGAGCATTCTGAATTACATCTCTACCCAACTCCATCAGCACTTGCCAGATGATCTGTCTTGCCTGACCATTCGTTGGTGCCACATAAAGAACAGCTGATCCCGCGGGGCATTTAAGAGATTCAATCAAAAGAGTTGTGGCGGCAAGTCTCGACTTTCCACATCTGCGCCCAGCGGCTATAACTTTAAATCTTGTATCACTAACGAACACCTCTTGTTGCCAAGGCAAAAGAGAAAAATTTAAATCAGACATCTTTTACCTCTATATCCTCAGCATCTATTATCGATTCCTCAGATATCTTAGTCTCACCAATGCCAGTAATCGTTATAGAGACAGCACCCCTGTTATTTCTCTCCTTTTCAAAAATAGACACAGGCAACATTCTGTCCATGCACAGCTTAATCATTGCCGCCTGCGCTGGATGATCATCATTCAAAGCAATCTCAATCGCCTTGGTAACAACATTGCTTCCAGCACTATCTAAAAGAAGTCTTTTTAATTCTTTTATTTTTTGATTGTCGGACTTAGGTATTAACTCGTGGTTTGGATTGTCTGCAAACTTGTGCATCGGGCTTTTAAATGACCCCTTCGGCCTGCCCCTGCCGCGCTTGATCTTATTTTGATTCTCAGACCATAGCTTCAAAGATGCGGCATCCCCGTCCAGCGCCTTCGCATATATCGCCTTGGCAATCTGCCCATTAGCCTTTGCCTGCCCTAGCTCCAACTCCCTCTCATACTGCTCCTGCAAGGTGTACTCATCAATGCCCACCAAGGCGGCAATCTCGTTATAGGGCAGTCCAATACCACTAGTCGACTCCACCAGTTTGCGTTGCTCCTGCGTTGGAACATGGTCAAGCGCCTGCAAGTTCATCTTGTTCATTCAACAATACCGCCTTCTTTCCAGTAAATTCTTCCCAACGCTTTACTATTACATCGCAATACTTGGGGTCTAGCTCCATCAGTCTGGCGTGTCTGTTGTGTTTTTCGCAGGCAATCAATGTGCTACCGCTTCCACCAAATAAGTCTAAAACTATATCTCCGCCTTTACTGCTGTTGTTTATTGCCTCTTCTGGTAATGCCACGGGCTTTTGAGTTGGGTGAACATATTTAGATTGAGCATCCCTGCCAATTTTCCAAATAGTTGTTTTTGCCCTATCGCCACAATAAAAATGTTTCCCATCGCCTGGCTTCCACCCATAAAGGATTGGTTCGTGTTGCGCTCGGTAATCTTGCCAACCCATTCCAGCAGACTGCTTCATCCATATTAAAGTGCTAGATTTTTTAAATTGCTCGGCAAATGTTTTCTCAAATGCAAGTTTTGGGGCTGATTGGCTATCAGGATGGCATACATAAATGCAAGCCAAAGATTTCATCTTTGCAAAATAACACCCAAAAAAACCACGACAAAAATCCTCAAATTGGCTGTCCGTCATATCATCATTTTTAATGGTGCCAAGGTTGTTTTCACCTCTCCCACTATATGCAACATTGTATGGGGGATCGGTAAAAACTAAGTCTGCTAATTCATTAGGCATCAACTTATCCACAGCATCAATGCTTGTGCTATCCCCACACATCAGCCGATGGTTGCCCAACTGGTAAATGTCACCCAATTTAGTCTTTGGCTCCTCTGGCACCTCTGGTACGGCATCTTCATCTGTTAGCCCTTCCACTACCTCTGGCTCCAATAAAGCATCTAACTCTTTAGTATCAAAGCCCAATATGTCCAACGCAAAGTTGTCCGCTAGCAGTTCATTCAACTCAATGGTCAACATCTCATTGTCCCAGCCAGCGTTTAACGCCAGCCGATTGTCAGCAATAACATACGCCCTCTTTTGCGTCTCCGTTAAATCTTTAAGTTCTATCGTTGGCACTTGCGTATAACCCAGCTTGCGGGCGGCCATCAGCCTTCCATGCCCCGCAATAATCACACCCTCCCCGTCCACCAGTATCGGGTTAGTCCAGCCAAACTCTTTTATGCTTGCCGCTATCTGGGCTACTTGCTCCTCGCTGTGAGTGCGACTGTTACGGGCGTAAGGAATTAATTCGCTTACATTGCGTTGCGTAATATTTATGGTCATAAGGGCGCACTATATCAAACGCTTTTTAAAAAAACAATCTTTGCAAAGTTGATTTTTCCAATTCCACTTTTTTTGTGGGGAGGAGGGTACTGTAAAAACTTTGGTGGCGGCCGACCCCCGCCCCCCCATGCAAAAACCAAAGACCACGGGTTAACCCTAACAGTTTTGCGAGTCTGCTTCATACAACATTCATTATGTAAAGTTATTTAGTAGTTATCCACAGGTTATCCACAGGGTTTTGTTGTATTTCTGCATAAAACAGAAAATCTGTGGATAACTTTTGCGTTTGTCCTGTGGATAACTGGATTAACCGACCGACTGGTCGGTTAATTTTTGGCCAACCAGAAATAAAAGAGGGTCGGTTGGTGCATTTCACGGGTACTGACTCAAAAATTAACTATTTATATTTATTAAAGAAGTTAAACAGCCAAACACAATCAAGAAGGCTCTCCAGACGCATTAGAAGGGGTCTTGCTGGCATTATTTCTCCTGCCTTTGGGGATGACCAGCACAACATCTTCTAGGGGCGTATCGGGGCGTAAACCAAGCCCATAAAAATGGCGGTAACAGTCAATAATTTCTAAAAACCCAAGCGATATATCGCCAGAGCCAGCCAACAGTAAAACTTTGCGCTCTGCGCTACCTAACTGCCGCTGGAAGTACCGAACCTTTGGGCTGGCTGGTCTACCTCTCATATCACCTCCAACTCAACAGCATAAACCTTGGCACCACCAGAACGCTGGCGATACTGCCAATCCAACTGCTTATCGCCATCATCAATCCCAAGCCAATCAGCGACACCATCACGGGTAGCTTTAAACGCCGACTGCAAGTTGTCACCATCCAACTGGCGAGGCGCAATCCTCGTTAGCACCAAGGTCAAAGGTAATGGCGGCGGCGTAGCCACCGATGCCAAGGCGTTAAACGCCTTTTGCCGTTGACTTTTCGCCAAACGAGCCTTAACAGCCCAATGTAGTCTTAAGTTCGCAATTGAGACAATCTTCATTTCTATCCTTATTTCAATCATTTCTTACCTTCTTCACCAAACACCAACCCAACCCCAAAATCCCTGTCCGATCCTGATCATCCGATCCATCCGCCATCCGAACCTTCCTTAGTCTATAGACTAAGGAGGAAGGATTCGGATGATTGGCAGGGTGGACTTCGGATGGTTTCGGATGGTTTCGGATGGTTTCGGATGATGATTCGGATGCTATCCTGATTATCCGAATCATCCGAATCGGATGCACTTCGGATGACTTCGGATGCAAATCAATCAACCTTTACCTCACTTGGCTGGCTATTTCTGCTCTTGTAACCACCATCAACCTCAATCACCATTTCTTTATTTATCATACTTTTTACTACTTCCCAGAATCTGTTGTTCTTGACTCCATGCTCCTTGGCTGAGTCTCGCCACTCGTCATATCCAACTGGTCTGAGTTGGTGATTCTGGAACAAACTCAACTCCAACATAACCAAGCATTCCATGACTTGCTTTTGGTTTGGTGAGAGGTAGGTCTTCTTTTGCACTTGGCTAACCAGACCGCTGATGTCTACCGCTGTCAGGTATGCACCCTTGACTGGCATCCCGTTTTTGTTGTTGATTGGTAGATCGACTTGGGTGATCTGGAAGTTCTTTGGGGATGGCATTTCCGCATCCTTCATCTTCTTACTCTCAAATGCTATGGTTTTTGTACCTGAATCCAGTTGGCACTTGTATTCAGCATCTAGCGCACCCTTTAGGGCTGTAGAGCCTCTGGAGCGATCCTTGTCTGCTACTCCTGAGTGGTGAACCACCATGACACAGCATTTCCAAGGTTGTCTGAGGTAGACATCGAGATGCTGAATAAACGCATTCATATCCTGTGTGCTGTTCTCGTCACCACCATGATTTCTGGCCAAGGTGTCAATCACAATCATGCTTGGTATGCAGTTGGCTTCTGCTGACAGCTGCTTAATCGATTCAGCGACAACCGCAGCCTCTGTTGCATCGTACAACTGCGCTGCCCTGTGGCTTTTGTAAAGAGGCACACCAGCCAAGCTGGTGCCGTTACCAATCTGCCATGCCTTCAGTCTTCTGGCTAATCCATTGTGACCTTCACCAGCGATGTAGAACACGCTGCCCTGTTTTACCTCATGGCCATGCCAAGGTTTGCCAGTTGCAACGCAGCAGGCCAAGTCGATGGCCACAAAACTCTTACCGCCGCCTGGATCGCCAAACACTTGCGCCAAACTATCTGCCTCGATGTAATCATCCACCACCCACTTGATCTCTGTCAGTTCCAAACTATCTGCTCTGGTGAACTCAAACGCCAACTTGTCTATCGCTGGCAGAGCCACACGCTCGATCTGCTCCTTGACAGCTTCAATCCCTTGTAAGGTGTGCAAGTCATTGAAGTCTGTTGGTTTAGAAGGAAGATCAGACTCATTGAAAGTTGGATACACAATTTCCCCAAACACCAAACTAGCCGCCGCCTTCGCCTTCGCAATGCCAGGATTGCCCTCGGTGAACTGATCATTATCAGCACAGATAACTATCCTTGAGCCTAAGAACATTTCCTTGGCACTCTTCGCTACCTTCGCCAAGTTCCCACAATCAAACGCCACCAGAGTTGTAAACCCTGTTGCTTGGTGAATGGATGCACAAGTTGCGAAACCCTCACCAATGAAGATCACCTTGCGATTTCCTCTGAGTTCATAGAAACCACCCTCGATCTTGCCACCCTTCAAGAACCTCTTGTTTCCCTCTGCGTCAATCGTTTGGTAACTCAAGATTTCCCCTTGGTTATCAATGACAGGCACAACCAATCGCCCAGCACGATCAATCTTTATCCCGTGTGGCTCTATCCTCTTCCTCACCAAATAAGGATGATCTGCACTTGCATCAGCATAGGTACTGACCTCATCTTCAGCTTTTTCTGCCGCCACCTGTTGGCTTGCCACCCTGTCAGCCTCTCGCTTGGCTCTGATCTCAGCGATCAACTTGTCATGCTCTAACCTCTCAGAGAAAGACATACTGCGCCCAATGTCTGCCATCCACTTGGACTCAAAGGTAGGCTCCTTCCAACAGCCACAAACACCAACAGGAATCTTGCCTGACAGGTGCAAGATATACCAACCATCAACTGCACCCTTCTTACTGGAGATGTGAGGCACTCGATGAATCTCACCATCTGCTATCAACTCCTTAATCACCAGCCCTTGTGCCTCGCAATGCTTGGTGAATCCATCAATTGGACTCACTAGGTCTTGGCTCTCTGTAGCCGCCGCAAAGCCGTTGGGGAATATGTTTGTAAGACTACTCATGCTTGTGCCTCCACCAGTTCAGGCCAAATGGCTTGCCAAGACCCCTGACAGAGCATCTTTCTGGTGATCTTGCCACCAGATTCCTGCTCAACCCAGACGGCTTGCCAAGCACTCATTTCTCGCCTTCCTGTCAGGCATTGGTAGATATATTGTTCTGAGAGTCCAACCTTTTCAGCCAACTCTCTGCGTTCTTCGGGGGGAATGTGTGGAATGTTCATAGGGAGGCGAGTCTAGCATAATGATAGAACTCT